GCTCGGGTGGATGGTGAACCCGCGCACGCTGTACGCCTGGGGCTTGTAATAGTTGGGGCTATCCAGATTGTACTCGATGCTCTGGACGTACACCATGTCGCCGCTGAACACTTGGTAATTGACCCGCGACCAGTCGTTGATTGCTGGCAATGGCTGGCTAAGATCCGCGCCAGGCTCTTGGATGACGATTAGCCCGCGACCGAATGACAGCATGAATTTGCACGCGTTTTTAACGTGCTGCTGCAAACGAGTTTCGTAATATTCTTTGTCATTTGTGCTATCAAATTGCAGCGTGTCGTTCAGCGCAATGCCGGACTTGATGCGAATGATCTTGCTGCCTACGCCCGTTTTATAGATCGCCCGCAGCTCATCCCAGTCAACGCGGCTACTGGTCATGCGGTTGCTTGACTGGGCGTTGCGCCGGTTGGCCAGCTTGCTGGTCAGACTGGTTAGGCCGTCGGTGAATAGCTTTGGGATGCTCATGTTTTCCTCATAATATCCTCGAGTAGTCGGTGATGGTCGAGACTCCTGGGGCGTACTGAATCATAACAGCATCCCCCGCGTTTGGCGATTTAGACGCGCCGGGGGCTTTATTAATCTTCATCTTGCCAACATCGTTAAATCCATAGGTTGGTTGACTCAGTTCGTTTAGTAATATCTGACGTTCGGTGGCGGGGATATCCTCGCTTATACTTATCAGATCATCCGGGTTGTAGTCCATCCCCTCGACGACGGCCCGGTAAGTATTTTGGAACCTTATTCTCAGAGACCACCACCCCTGAGCTTTCAGGTTCAGGAACATGTCTTTATTCTTGCGCCCCTTAATCATCTCTTTTTCCGGGTTATGCACGGCCCCCGATCCGCGAAACTGATTGACTTTCTTCTGCTGCTGCTTTGCTGCTTTGCGTTTGTCGTTGAGTACCCTGGCATCGCCCCTGACCCCGGCTCCAAGTCCGTCGGCATCATACCGCATTGATTCAAGGTTCTCAGTGTCGCATATCGCGAATGCCTTTTCGACTGTCCCGTAAATATCGGACCCCTTGCCGCTCCACACTCTGACCGACTCGATCACAATGCCGTGCGCTGAAACAAAGGCGTTCTTATCTTTACCTTCGTCCGCTACATCGAGTGACCCCGATCTCTTGCCGGTAGGCTCAATCCCTAACTTACGATGTGCACCTATTGCAGCCTGTGCCCACTCTGATGGTATCAACATACCTTCGACCGACGCCTGGTAATTTATGTCAATCTCTTGCGCTACCGTAATCGGGTCCAGCTCGTCGCACTGCTTTGCATACCACTCATCATCTTTGCGCGGGTCGTCTCGCCAGTGAAACGTAAACACCTCCACCCTGCCTGAATGCCGCTTCTCCGCGAAGGGGTTAGCCATGCCGTGCGGGGTACTCACGTCAATCCGGCAGTTGGTTGTCTGTGATAGTGATGCCTCGACGAGCTCCGGGCGCTCTAAATACGACGCCTCGTCTACAAAGTATAGTGAAGCCCTATCCCCCCGGCCTATCCCGTCACCAGCCTCTCCGCTGATACTCGAACCGGTGTGCGAGAAGTTGATACGCATGTGCGGCGCGTGCTTGCGTGGATCCCAGTCAGGACGGAACTCGGGCGGTATGTTCTCGATAAACTTCCGGGCCTTCCAGAACAGCGACTTCGGGCTGCCGATCCGGTCAACGTATTCCTCCTTACGACTACCGAAGCCAATCATCATGCCGTCGTGAAATAGACAAAGGGTCGCTGCCAGTCCGACAGACAACCATGATAGCCCCATGTCCCGTGTCTTTTCTGTCAATCCGTTTTCTTGCCCTGCCCATCTATCCATCGTCCATTGTATCCATTCGCGTTGTCGCGGGAAAAGGATGAACGGGATAAGGGCTGGCAGTCCCCGCTCGACGTTCCGGGGGTCAACAGTTACGCCCCAGTCAGAAATAAAATCTGCTGGGTTGTCTCGATAGTATGATCGCAGTGCGGGAATGCAGGTGGGATCCGTGCGGATGCGGTTTAGTCGCTCTACTCGGTCAGTAAAGACAGATAGGTAATCTGGGTTTTTAAAGTCAAAGTCATTCATCTGTGCCCATTATTTTTTGATATTGCTTCGCGGCCTCGATTGCGTCTACTGCGGTTATAGCTGGTTTTGGTGACATACTGCCATCGTCGCTCGTGTGGTTGAGGTCTTTGCGCTCGCGCCACCCCGCTTGCGTCTTCATCCAGAAAATCATGGCCGAGGTGTCGCCGGATTTCGCTTGGTTAAACAGTGCCCCGCCTATCGTGGCATTGGCTTTCGCTTTCGCCAGGTCTAGCTCGTCCCTGTAATACTTGCGTAAGGTCTTTTCGTCAATGTTCAGCACTCGGGCGGTGTCTGCTTGAGTAGTGCCCACCATCGTATGCAACTGCACGGTTTGACGTGTGGCATCTGTTGGCGCGTGTGGTGGTTTGGTTTGGCGTTTTTTAGTCATATGGTTACCTTACTGTACTGGCCTAAGCCACTGATCTATTACTGCCTCTGCAACGGATTGCGTCATCTTTGGCGGAACGCTCATACCAATCATGTATTTTCCTATTTTGTCGGACTTGGCGTGGTAATCGTCAGGAAATGAGCCGAGGCGCTTCCATTCGGGATAAGTTAGCTTACGACAGTCATCCCAATGGTAAAAATCACCTGCGTTTGACGTTAAAGTACATGAGGGTGCGCTTTTTGAATTCCTGACACGGCCAAAGCCGTTTGCTTTACCTGTCGCTATTTTCTTTGCGGCCGCAAAGCTAGACCCTTGTTTGGTTTTTTTAAAAAACTGCAACGCCTCTTGCGTCGGCGCAGTTTCTTTGCGTTCCGTATCTGTCAAATTCTGCAGGTCGCTAGTTGATTCGCCCGCGCTAATCCATCTATGCTTTGGCGTAAACGTCAAGGGCGGTACGTCAATGTCATTCCGAACAGCACAGAAGAATACACGCTGTCGGCGCTGAGGTACTCCGCAATCAGCAGCGTTAACCAAAAACACCTGTGGCCTGTACCCTATTTCTTTGAATCGCG